AAATAAATTTTTCTATGGTTCCTCAAAAAGGTTTGTATCCTTTAGAAATTTATGGAGCTGGTAGACTTCCTAAAGGTCAAATCGGACCTTTTATATCACCATCAGGAAGTACAGAGGGAATACATCTTGGAAGTATGATTAAAGATTTACTATATAAAAAAAGAAGTGGTGGAGCTATTGAAAGAAATCTCTATAATTATGAACCACGGGCTATATAATAAATGGATATTCAAAAATACAGAGACTTTATTAAAAGTAGTGACTTTGATGATCTCAAGGAAGAAAAAGAAGATAGACTTCAAACAATAGAAGATTTGTATAATCCGGGTCTTCACTCACCGGGTACATTAGGCATATGGCAACTGATGGATCGTGTCCAGTTTATGATTGCCCTGTTTCATAATCAAGTTGGCTTACACCCTTCTATGCATAATCCTGATAAGGATTTTGATAAGGTACGGGATCAGGTGGCAGTTCTTGCACAGGATATGTTTATTTTATTTAGTCTTGTAATGGAGCAGCAATCCAAAAGAGATTCTTTAGTTAATTAAAAATGGAAACTATAAGTAGTACAGCTTCAGAAACAAGTCGGCAGCTACGTGATCACATAATCGAATCAATTATAAGTAATTCGCAAAACGATTTTTTTACCTTTCTTCGTACTGTAGCCCCGACTTTGATTGCTGATTTTAAAATGGGTCGGCATATTGAACTGATAGCTTCAAAGTTACAGTCTGTTGAAGAGGGAAAGCTGAAACGCCTGATGGTTTTTCTTCCACCCCGTTCCAGTAAATCTCTTATTTGTTCAAAGCTTTTTCCCGCATGGTACATGGGACGACACCCTAATCATGAAATCCTGACAGTTTCCCATTCAGATCAGCTCTCCAGTGATTTTGGTAGAGCTGTAAGAGATATTGTTAATACAGAGTTATTCCACAGTATTTTTCCAACAGTTTCTCTTAGAAGTGATGTCAGGGCTGCAGGAAAGTGGCAGACAAATCAGAATGGGGTTTACTATGCTGCGGGTGTTAAAACACAGATTGCGGGTCGGGGTGCTCACGTTGCGATTCTAGATGATGTCATGTCGGAAGAAGATGCTTTCAGTGCGGCAGGACGTAGGTATATAAAAGAATGGTATCCGGCTGGTCTTCGAACCCGGTTAATGCCGAATGGATCTATTGTTATTATTAATACACGTTATCATGAAGATGATATATGCGGATGGTTACTGGGAGCAGCACCACCTGATTATAAAGAAAATACAACAAGAGATACTTCCTTGGATTGGGAAGTCATAAAGATACCTGCATGGTTGGATGATGAATCTTCCAAGTTATTAAATCTTCCTTTAGGCAGTTCTTACTTTCCTGAATGGAAACCACATTCAATTTTGAAACAGGATGAAGATGAAATAAAAAGACATAATGGAAGTAAGTATTGGCAATCTCTTTANATGCAGGACCCCACCCCGGATGAAGGTGGGATTTTAAAAAGAGAATGGTTTAAAAAATGGAAGGGAAAAGATCCTCCTGATTGTGAATTTATTATTCAGACTTTTGATACAGCTTTCAGTGTTAAGACAACAGCAGATTTCAGTGTTCTTCAGACATGGGGTATTTTTGATAAGTATGAAGTTGATAGTTCAGGAAGGGAAAGACTTGTTCCTCATTTAATTTTATTGGGAAATATCAGGGATCGATTTGAATATCCTGAATTAAGATCGACAGCACAGGATGAATATGATAAGCATACACCAGATGCTATTATAATTGAGAAAAAGGCATCAGGTCAGTCCTTGATACAGGATTTAAGAAGGGCTGGTTTACCTGTATTGGAATATACACCGGATCGTGATAAGGTAAGTAGGGCAACAGCATGTACACCTTTTTTGGAAGCAGGACGTATCTGGTTACCGGAAAATCGTGGTTGGGCAGGTGATTTGATAAATGAAGCGGCAGCATTTCCAAGTGGAACGCATGATGATCAGGTTGACTCAATGGTAATGGCTATTCTATACATGCGTGATTCTTGGCGTGTAGACCATCCTAATGATCCCCGCTTTGATGAAGATGAAGATAATGATATTTATAAAAAACCCAGAAAAGGTTATTGGAGATTTTAGAAATGGCTGGAAAAAAACAAGGATATAAAGCACGTTTAAATGAACGCCTTGGGATGACTCGTGGTAAAGAATCAGGTAAAAAAATGTCAAAAGCAGGTCGAGCTGCGGTTTCACGAGCTACACGTAAACCTAAAGGATCTTATGGTTTTAAAAAATCTAAAAAAGCCTGATAAAATTAAACATTATTTGGTTCGTCCTAAAATAGAGGATTACAAAAATCCAAGTAATCATTTTCAAGATGTTTGTAAATATCTTGTTTTAAAATTTGAGGATACGTATAAAAAATGAAAAAAGAAATTACAGTCAACGCAGGTGGTAAAGTTGAACAAAAGATTATCAATACGGAAATAAAAAAATCTCCGCCATCTGTTTCTATTGGTCCAGTAAAAGCTTCCCACGATAATATAGCTATAGCTGTTGGTGTTGTTCTTGTTTTAGCTTTAGCGTGGGTTATCATTAAAAAGTGGTGGAATAAGAAAAACAAGTAACATAAATAAAGGAGTATAGGTTATATGCCTATAGTAGAGCGCAACGCTTTTATTCCTTCTATTGTTGGCGTTGATAATGAAGAAGAAGATTACGAAGATCAATCTTCAATTGAAATAGAAATTGAAGGCGATGGAGATGACTCTTCAGTTATCATTGCTATGGATGAAGATACGGCTGCACTTATGGCAGCTGAACAGGATCATTATATAAATATTGCTCAGTTTCTGGATCAGGCTGATTTAGTTCGAATTGGTCAGAATGCTGTTGATCAATATGAAGCAGATAAATCTTCCCGTGAAGAATGGGAATCAACTTTTGAACGTGGGTTTGATCTTTTAGGTTTAAAACTAAAAGAAACATCAGAACCTTTTGAAGGAGCCTGTACAGCAGTTCATCCTATTTTAATAGAATCAGCTGTCAAGTTTCAAAGCAAAGCTTCAAATGAATTATTTCCGGCAGTCGGTCCTGTAAAAACAGAAATTATGGGAAAGCTTACACCTGAAAAAGAAGAACAGGCTAACCGGGTTCAGAACTTTATGAACTATCAGGTTACGGAACAGATGTCAGAATTCTTTGATGAATTTGAACGAATGCTTTTCCACCTTCCCTTAATTGGTTCTGCTTTCAAGAAAATCTATTATGATATGAATAAGGAACGTCCTGTTTCCGAATTTGTTCCCGTGGATCATTTCTTTGTTTCCTATAATGCAACAGATCTTATGTCGGCAAATAGATATACTCACGTTATCTATAGGACACCTAATGATTTAAGAAAAGATATTGAAGCTGGAATGTACATTGATCCAGATAATGGTTTACCTGAACCACAAAGTCCCCAGTTAAATGGTATTACTTCCAAGATTGATGAAATCATGGGACGGTATCCTTCAGAAGAATATGATAATCAGTATGTTTTACTTGAACAGCATTGTTATCTTGATTTACCGGAACCGTTTAATAATGATAATGGTGTAGCTGATCCTTATATTCTGACAGTTGAAGAATCTTCAGGACAGGTTCTCTGTATTCGACGTAACTGGCAGAAAGATGATCCTAAAAGAGAAAAACTAACTCACTTTACACATTATAAATTTGTACCCGGATTTGGTTTTTATGGTCTTGGTCTTATGCATTTCTTAGGAAATCTGACTATGTCAGCTACAGCAGCCCTGCGTAATCTTATTGATGCAGGACAGTTTGCTAATCTTCCGGGAGGATTTAAAGCCAGAGGGGTTAGAGTTGTTGGTAATAATGATCCAATAGCTCCGGGAGAATTCCGGGAAGTCGAAGCTACCGGAATGGATTTAAATAAAGCTATTGTTCATAATCCTTACCGGGAACCTTCGCAGACTTTATATAATATGATGGACTATCTTACAAAGTCTGGTCAGAAGTTTGCTGATAGTACAGAACAGGTTATTAATGATTCTACAAATTATGGACCTGTCGGAACAACAATGGCTCTTCTTGAAGCTTCCAGTAAATTTTTCAGTGCTATTCATAAAAGATTGCATAACAGTCAGAAAAATGAATTTAGAATTTTGGCAAGGATTAATTTCGAATACTTGCCAGATGAATATCCTTATGATGGACCGGGTGAAGATCTTTCTATTATGAAATCTGATTTTGATGGAAGAGTAGATGTTGTTCCGGTTTCTGATCCAAATACACCTTCTTCAGCTCATCGGTTGGCAATGGCTCAACTTCTTCTTCAGATGGCTTCTCAGTCACCTCCCGGTTTATATAATATGAGAGAGATACATAGATCTGTTTTAAATGCAGCAAATATCCAGCATGTGGATCGTTATCTTATTCCTGAAGAGGAACCTGTACCTCAAGATCCTGTGTCTGATATTCAATCAGTTGTATTAGGGAAACCGATAAAGGCTTTTCCCCAACAGGACCATGAAGCTCACATTAATGTTAAACAGGCTTTTATACAGGACCCTGTAAATGGGCAAAACGAGATTATGCAAAATGTTGTTCCTGTCTTAGTATCGAATATAAGAGAACACATGATTCTTAAATATCAAGAAGAAATGAGTGGTTTGATTCAGGAAGGCAGAGCAACTCAACAACAAGTTAATGAACAAGGTATGGGAATGCTGATGTCTGAAGCTGCTAATAAAATTTTACAAGCTAATCAGTTATCAGCCCAAGGAGGTCCGAATACCTTGGAGATGCAGAATTTAAAATTACAAGAACAGGATTTACAATTAAAAGAACAGAAGATGCAATTGGAAGCTAGTTCTAATACTGCAGAACTGGCTTTAAAAAATCGGGAACTGGATATAAAAGAACAGGGACAGACATTAGATCTTCTTGAAGAAACTGGGAAACGTACTGAACGTGATATGGAAAGAGATTTAAAAGCTTTGAAAGAAGCGGGACAACTTTCTGTTAAACAGGAATCTAGTATACGAGATTCAAATACAAAAATGGCTATTGAAGCNATGCGTAATTTAATCCGAGAACAGGAATTATTAATTAAGAAACAGGAATCAGATCTGAAAAAAAGTTTTAAACATGGTGAAGAAATTACTTCTTCTGCAGAAAATGAAACTACAGAAATAATTAATGAACTTCAAAACATGTCTCAAGGAACTACAGATTCTGAAGATTTTTATGAAGATCCTGAAACTGCTGTAGTTCAACCTACTGAAATTGAAACAGTAGAAACTTTTGAAGATGAAGATGAAATAGATGTCGTAGAAAATCAAGAAGTTATTAGTAAAACT